CCAGGCCAAGTTGGTTTATACCCAGACGCCTCTATACCAGTTACAACCGTAGATGGAATATCAGTGTTTTCATCTCCAGAAGAATCAAACCTACCATTCAAAGCTCTCTTCAACCAAAATGAATTAAAATATTTTATTTGTAATCTAGCTGCCATAATATTTAGTTTTTAACAGAAACGTTAAAGTCTTTTTCTATAAAATCACCATTACCATTAGCATCTGATATTTTTAAAGTAAAATTAGCTTCTGCTTCAAAAAAACCAATGTTTAATAGATTTAATGTTACACTTCCATTTGATGAAGTAGTTAGTGAAAAGTTTGGAGAATAATTTACAAAAAACCCTGGAGGATTTTCTATATTGGTTCTAAAATCACAACTATATACTAATTGTTTAAAATTTTCACTATTAGCTATAGACCCATTAAAAAAGTCATTTGCTTCAACTATAACAACAGAACCTGAACCTCCACCCCATCTTCCAGCTATTTCAAAAGCATCACCTGCTGGAAACGTTGGAGGATTAATACTTCCTCCATTATATCTTACATCTGGCCAATTAACTTGAGCTACCGGTGGTTCGTTACTTAATTGCCCTTTAAATCCAAACGTGTTAGTTTGTCCATTAGCAGTGCCTTCTAAAGTAAAATCATATCTTTCTCTAGTATTTGCATCTGATAAAAATACAAATTCTTTTTTACTTTTTATCTGCCAAAGAGTGTCGCTAGAACCATTAGGGTTTTGTTTTAATTCAAAATCAAATTTTCTTTCATTCCCATTACCATCTAGAACACTTAGAATTGTCATGGTATTTCCAGTATCATTACAGGGATTACCATCTGATTGAAGCATCTCAAATATATCAGTTACAAATGTGCCTATAGGATCACTCTCTTTTAGATCAAAGTTTAGTTCAGATAAAGAAAATGGACCATTGTTTCCAGTTTCATTGTCAATTAGAGTATTTAAAGCTTCATATTGATTAGTTCCAGACGTATATCCATCATTTTCTATCAAACCAGCCGTAGATGTCTCCCAGAATAATTCTAATAAAGATTCTACTGGATTTGTTTCGTACACACCTAAGGTAGTGTCACCTAATCTATTTTCACCTGTATTAACATAATAATAATTACCTGCATTCTGTGACTGCTTAGGATTTACTCCTGTTTTAAATTGAGTTGATATACTCGCTATAAATGGATTCTCATTAGATTTATACAGTGGATCCTTGAATATAATATCTTCCGCACTGCCTCCACTAGCGTCAATTCCACCTGTAAACGGGTACCAAGGGTCAGCAAAAGGCGGAACTCCAAGAACGTTATTTTGCTCTGGATAGGCATTACCTTTAGTAGTCGTCCATTTCCCAAGTTGTTTAAATGGTTTTATAAAGTCTATAGTATCTGAAGTGTTATTAACACTTGATTGAGTATTATATGGTAATCCACTAACTAACGCGCCGCTAGCGTCAACAATTTCGCTATCCCAACTATTTGGATTTACTCTATTAAACAACTCGACGCTGCTACCAAAATCTATATCAGTTGCCCCTACGTCATTTAGATTTCTAGGTATTTTATTTATGTTATCACCAAATAAAGATATTAAAGAAGTTTTTGTGCTATTTATATACATTGGTTGATTAGTAGCTGTTTCACCTGCAATTACATCATAATCATCTCTACCTCCGTTTAGACCAAGTGGTGTAGTAGTCCAAGTTATTTCACCAGCTAATATACCAGGTAAGTAAACATTATAGTACTCTTGCTCTTGCTGTTTAACAACTATTTTGTAGCTATACCAACCAAGAGGATTTGTTTCACTATATAAACCAGGATATCCTTCTGGTCCGCTATTGCTTATTGGATTGTTAAATTGTATTTCTAAAACATTACCAGGCCAATCAATAACGTCGTCAGTTCCAAAGTTAGTGTAACCAGAGTATATAGTTGAGACTTTATCTGAATTAACTGTAACATTTTGTTTAGATAATATAACATTAGATGATCTACCGTATCTGTCAACTAAAACTACACCAACAGTGTAACTCCTGTTTTGTTTTAAAGTATGTGTTGGATATTCTCTTCTTACTTGACTAAAGACATCAGTGGGATCACTCGGTGTGGGTCCAACGTTTAATATGTTTTTTCTGTTGATTTTTAGTTGATAATCTAGAAAATCCGGAGAAGTATGCTTATCCACAAAGTTACCATACAAGACTCTATTAGAAGTAACCTCTTGACACTTAGCTCTTATAGGAACTTTATCATGTACTCTAGTTAAATCGTTTTCTGGAAGTGTTTTATATGGTTTTATAGAGTTATATTCATAAATATAATCTTGAGTGTTTGTTAAGTCACTTGTTGGAATGTCCTCTATAACTTTCACGGCTTGTTCATTAGAAGCTTTAGATACTATTTGTATTTCTTTTACTTTTAGTATATCTTCTATGTTAGTACCGACGTAAGGAAGTCTTATGTTGAATTTAACTTTATCAACTAGGTTTTCCATAAAACTAACTATACCACTCTTACCAGCTTTCTCTTCATCGTCATCTACGAAATAACCAAATTGTTTAGGTATAAATACTTCCTGAGTGAACGGGGCAAATAATGAATATTCGTTATCGTCATACTTAAATCTATAACTAAATCTAGTAAATTTATCTTTTAATACATTCTCGTCGCCTATGTAATTAGTGTCATAAAAAGGGTTTGGTCTTTGTACTTTAACGGTCCACCCAACCTCTACGTCTACAGTGAAAGCTGGAGTTATGTTGAATTGATTTGCTCCAACTACAGCTATTATTTCATGATCATACTCATTACCACTGTTATCCTCTATAATAACTTTATCTCCAACGTTTATCATCGAATCATTAGTTCCAAGGCTAAAGGATCTTTTTAATTCTACACCTATATCACCCACTACCTTACCAACGCTTATAGTATCTATTAAATGTATTGGTAAATGTTCTTGAGTGACAGATTGCATTGTACTTTCCCATATGTTACTAGCTACTTCCTCGATTAATGATATAGGAAGCACAGGCGCGAACTTAGCTACGGATATATGATCTTCGTTGTAATAGTAAGGATCACCAGATGAAAAAGGTTGATTATAAGCTCTATTAATATTTATTTTTCTTGGTTGATTTCTATCGTCAGTCCAGAATAATAAATCCTCAAGTAAGTTTATGTTTAATATTTTATGTGTTTTGGAAAAGTTTAAGAAGTTACCACCAACGAGAACCGAGGTGGTATTACCGTTTATATCTAACATGTATATATAACACCCAGCGCCTTTGTAAACAAAGTCTGTATTTATAGAACCAGGAGAAACCTCTTCATAATGATCTGGGTTTGCGAAGTTAGAAAGTCTGTTAGCTGAGGTATCAGTGTAATTTGTTAGCATTATGAATATCCTATTATTCTTGACATCCATAAACTGACCTATTATCTCTAAACCATATAAAGATTGTTCTATTTGAGTCTCAGTTGGCTTAGTGACTATAGTAGAGTCACTGTTCGCGTAATTCAATTCCGCTTGAACTACATCTGTTTTTATATCTGATACTTGTATATTACTAAGAACATTCTCTAATGAACCAACATCATCTCCTTCAGATTTACTTACATTAACATTTTCAGCATCTCTATATTCTCCATTAGGTAATATCCTAGCGTCTAAGTCTTTATTCATCTTAGACTTAAGAAAGGTATTTTTAACTTCTGGCATTAGTGTTTGATTATTTTAGATTTATTCCTGAATACTTGAGCTATTTCTTCTATCTTAATATTAGATAATCTAATTTTAGCATTTCTAAGAGCTGCTCTTCTATCCTTCTTAAATCTGTTTATCACATATTCAGGTATATTTGATCTTACGGATAAGATAGCATGTGCAATATGCATGTATATAGCTTCTTCAGCGAATTTAGGTATTTTCATATCTTCATCTGTAGCTAAACCATCAGATATATATTCTAGTATGATTAACTTACCATTAAGGTCACTACTAAAAGACATCTTACCTAATCTCTCATTAATAGTGAATTTGCCGTTTATTTGAGCTTCTTCCGGTTCCAACCCGTATCTTTGACCAAAAACAAACTCTGCTTCAGGATATCTGTAATCATCAAAACCGTCATAAGCTGTATTGTTTTGTTCAGCCCATCTTTGTTCTGTTACAGAATTAGGATCTTCCACGTTACTTCCAACTGAATCTTGAGTTGGTATACCAGCTGCATCTTGTATTGGTAACTCTGTAGGATTAGAAGTAACTCTAGTTGGGTATACAATGTGTTTAGCTCCTACATCATCAACCCAAGAGCACTTAACATAATTAACATAGTCCTGAGGTATAACCACTGATAAACTAGGTGGCACTGTTAATTCTTGAGATTTTATACTCTTTAAAGTATCGTAACTAAATTCTTGTAATCCACGCTTTGCGTGAAACATTACATCTGTTCTTTTTATATCTGGTATTATCTTATCTTTACCTACGTATGCTACAATAAAGTTATTAATAACATCATGTAGAGATATGTATTCGTAACTTCCATAGTTGTTGTTTATTGCTGGTTGAGTGAGAGTTATTATTAATTTTTCTTGAACAGACGGAGCGCCATAAAGACCATTTAAATTAACTATATTACCCGGTAATAAGGTGTAATCAGTAGCTTCGACTAATGGAGTTGTAACGTTTGTAATAATATTTAATACACTCGCTTCAAAGTTTGCGTTAGTTGTCGATGTGTCTACTGTGAGATCAGTATTAAATGTGCAAGTAAATTTATCAACAATAGCGTCACCTTGAAACGTTTGTTGACCATTGTAATATTGTGCGTTATTTTCTGTTAATAGTCCCATATTTTATGAATTTTCCTGTGCTGTTTCTTGTTGATCCATTTGACCAGCGGTTTGAACTATACTTGGATCGCGTATTACTACACCACTGTACATTAGTATTTTTATAATTAACTCTGTTTGCTCTGTTTCGTGTAGTTCAAAGTCGGTTGAACCCCAATAAGTAGGGTTAGGAATACTAGGGTCAGGATAAGGTGGAATTCCAGTTGGGTCATACTCAGTGTCATCGTAAATATATCCACCAGTGCCGCCATCAACTTTGTAACCCCATCTAGGATCTTTTGGTTTCCTTAAATAACTTACTTTTATTTCTGTATCTAAAATATTGTCATTCGGCTTAACATATATTCTGTTATTCCTGTATAAATAAATAGGATATTTCTCTGAGGGTTTTGTTAACGGAGACATGTCAACATATAGGAAATCGTTTTGTTGTGATTTCTGGACTTCTATTTGATTTCCTTTAGCATCTGTATAGATAACAGTACCTAATTTGTAAAGATCTGTTGGTTGTTCAAAATAATCTTCACCTACGGGTTTAACTAACCCGTCACTTAATTTCTTAAATATGGCAATTTTTTCATCCACATTCTTATATCTATCACTATACTCAGATTCGTTATCTGGTAAGCGATATTGTCTATTTTCATATTGAAAATAATTCTCAAATATTTCTAATTGAACTTGAGTAGCTAATTTATTGAACTCGGCTGGTGTTATGTAACCTCTTTGTTCTTTATTTAGTATTAGCAATACAGTTTTATATACGTCATCTACGCTAATTGCCATAATAATAGTTTTAAAAAAAAAGGCGGCGTAATTGCCGCCTTATATATAGTCACATATTATTTGAGCTTTTTCTGTATAGACTTGAAAACTTCTACGCCTTCATCTGTTTTGAAGAAAGCCGCCATCGCAGAAAATGGGTTTTCGTCAAATGGTATAGTCATTAACTTCTTACCATTACTTGCCCAATTAAATGTTCTTTGATCAGGTGATAAACTTATTATATTCGCTTCAGTTGCTTTAATAGCAACATTCCTTAATTCTACATTCTCATCGTTAGCTAAATCAATAAATAACTCTGGATTACTTCTAGCAAATAATATTAAATCTCTTTTTAGTTCTTTTGAACTTAATCCACTAACGCTCGTTCCTTGTTCAACTCTTAGTATTGCCTCAGCTTGATCAACATCCATTTCAAAAGCAGCATTTAATGCTTGCATTTCCATTTCTAAATAATCTAACTGATCTGTAGCAACGACAATCTCATCTCTTTCAGAGTAAAGTTTGTTTTTATTTGGGTGAAAAAGAGATAGCATCTTTTGTAAGACAATGTTTTCTTTAGGTACTCTAAGTACGCCATCTTGAAAAACTATCCTACCAATCGTAACTGGCCCAACTTGCTCATCCGCAAAACAACTCTTTTGATTAGTTGCGTATCTAAGTTCTCTATTATAACCTTTTTCTTCATCAAAATAAAGTAAAGGTTTTCTATTTGAATGTCTACTAGAAATAGTAAACGTTAATGGTGATTTACCATGTGATAAATGGTAAAATCTATCTTTGTACTCCCAAGTATCTTTTTTTACTTTAGGAGATTTTGTTTTTGTTTCTTCCATGATATAATATAATATAATTAAAAAAAATAAGACCCCACCGAAGTGGGATCTTAATTATTTATTTTAGCTATAAACAATACCGCTTACTGCTAATGAAGGGTTTAGTTCAATAACTTTACCTTCAGATTGTTCAGCTTGCTTTACTACAGCGTTTAAAAGCTCTTCAACAATACCAGCTCCAGAACCACCGTCTGTAGCGTGAGTTATAGTTAATAAGTCATTTCCAGCGCCAACGATAGCAGAATAATCTATAGTAGTAGTAGTTGCACTAGCTCTTTCAATATCTAAAATGTTGTCACAATTGATAAGTTTATAAGCTGTACCTACTTTTAGTTTTATATAAGGTATATTCATTTTCTTATTTTTAAAGATTTATAAAAGCAGGGTAGCGAACCACCCTGCTAAATTAGTTGTTATACAGTTGACTTCATTAACACGAAGTTATTAGCCCCTTGTACACATAGACATCTTTCAGATAAGAAATGGATTTGCATCGCATCTAATCCTGAAGTGTAAGCTCCACCAACGGAACCAACAACCCATGATTTCATTCTTCTGTCATCAGCTTCAGAAGCTCTATATCTTACATGTAAGAAAGGACGTCTGATGTTTTGACCTAACATTTGATCATAAACTGTAGATGTTCCAGCAGGAACCATAACACCATCAATGTCACCAATTAAACCTCTAGTAGCGTGATCATTTAGGTATTTCCAATCAGTCTTGTAAAAGTCGTAAGAACCTCTTCTAAACCCAGAAAACCCAAAGTTTAATGCCATTTCAGCTTCATTGTTGAAAAGACCGTAAGATGCTGATTGAGTAGAAGAATAACCTCCACCTGCCATAGCAGCAATCATGTCATCAAAATCAAGAGCTGTTGACCTAGATAAGAACAACATGTTTTCTTCAATTGCACCTTGTGTATCTAATTGCTTAAGGATAGTATCGAAATCACCCATTGCGCCTGAACCAGGAGCAGCAGCGCCAGAAAAATCGTTATAAACATTTCCTCTAGATTCGATAGCAGCAAAAAGACCTTCAGTTCCCTTTGGTGCAGTTCCAGATGCACCTACTTTTTCACTCTCAATCATTGACATCTCAAGATAATCTTCAAATCTCAATCTTGTTTCAGATTCAGCTTTTAAATACCACAGATATCCAGAAGTACCATCTTCAGTGGCAACTTCAACCCAACCAATTTGAGCGGTATCAGATCCATTAACTTCATAGAAATCTTTAAGGATTATTGGTGAATTGCTGAATTGAGTGAAATCAGGTGAAATTGCTTTTACATTAGCTCCTCCAGTTTGAAGAGTCTCCATTCCTTCAGTACCTTTACCAAACTCAGAACCATATACAAATACCTTAACAGCATCTGTTGCTGATAAACCAGTGCCAGTAACTAGATCAGCAACTTGATATGTATCAACTTCTATGCTACAAGTGTCTGTAGGAGGACCGCCCGTAGCAGCATCTACGTCAACAACATAAGCTTTAACGGTGTTTATTCCATCAGACACTACAATAGTAGCCCCAATTCTTATGACACACTCCTTGTTGTCTTCTAAAGCAATAGCTATATCTGTTCCGTTAGTAACGGTACAATCAGCATAAGAAATATGCAATCTATTTTGCTCAGACCAAATAACTTGATCAGAACTCATCGGCATTTCAGCGCCGACCATTCTTAAAAATGCAGATACGGTTCTATTACCATATCTCTCAACTTCAGCTTCGTAAAGCTCTGGCAAATATTGTTGAGCAAAGGAGTCGCTATCTCCTGTACCAGACCCACCGTTAAAAGACAAGTAGTTGCTTTCTAAAGCAGCCTTTTTTTGGTGAGGTATTAAACTTGGGGGAAAGGCATTGCCTAATCCCGTTTGAAAACTTCCCATAATTTATAATTTTTGTAATTTATTTTTTCTTAACTCGTAGTTTAGAACTGTCAACACCTGTTATTGCTTTCACTCTTAAACCATTTAAATAAACATCACCAGTGGACGTAGTCCTTGGTTCATTGCTTATATTTTTAGATTTAGCAACTATATCTTTAGTAGCATCGGATTTACCTTGCTCGTAAAAATGTTTAGCTATAGTGTCCGCATTACGTGCGGTGTAGAGAGCTTTATGATAACCTTGATGGTCATTAACACTACCGTCTTCGTTCAAGAACTTCTTTACAAAATTGGTTATGTCACTTTGAACATCCGCAACCTCATTTGGATTTTGTACTCCGTATCTAAATTTCTTTTCTCCTAGATTAAAATCAAAACCTTTGAATTCATTTGAGAAAAAATGTTTAGTTCGAGCTTTAAAATCACTATGTTGCTGATTTGCTCTTTCTTGTTCTTCGTTGTATCTATTGAAAAAGTCCATAGCTTTTTGTTGATCTTGGGTAACACCTGGTCTCAACTTGATCTCATCGTAATATTTACCCTTTAAATCGTCCAAAAATCCTTTGGCTTTAGCAATCTCTTCTTTATACGCAAGTTTCTTTTTACGTATAGTTTTCTCATCATCATAATCTTCATCAAATAGGAAATTGTCTTCCATGATGAAACCTATTTCTTCATTATCAAGATGAGGTTTAGTATTTTTATAATATTCTTTTAACAAAGCTTCATCACTCACATTGGAGTAATCAGCGTTTAATCGAATATAGTCCTCAATTGTTCCACCAGTTTCGTTCATGAAGTTAACTAACTTTTCAACATTCTCTGGTAAATTTAATTGTGGATCTTCTTTAATTTCTTTGTTTATGTTTCCAGTGGCAGTGGATTCACTCACTTCTTCCCCTGTAATCTCTTGTATTACACTTATTTCTTCTTTTTTACCCTCTTCGGCAACTTTTTCTTCATTGAGGTGTGTTTCTCCCACTTTTTCGCCATCTGCGTGAAGTTCTTGTACATCCACCTTCTCTGTTGTTGGCTCTTGAGTGGCATCTTCTTTTATTTCTACTTTTTCCACTTCATCTTTCTTTTTAGAAAGATCTACTTTTATTGTTTCAGGTGCTTTTTTATTAGCTAGTTTTTTAGGTTTCTTTTTAACTTTTAAACCCTCTACATCTTCTTTTATTGACATAATATAATATTATAAAATTATTGGTTATCTTGGTTCAAACTGACCTAAGTCAATCCCACCCATTACATCATTACCCGCAGATTCAAAATTCTTAGGTAATGAATTATTTTGTCTTTGATCTATCAACTCACTTTGTTGACTTGCTTGCATTTTAGTTCTTTCGTCTTTCCTATCTTCCTTACTGCTTTCTGCACTCATTTTAGCATTAGCTTCCACTTGTGCTAATTGCATATTGAACTGGAACTCCAACTCCATTAGTTGTTTCTTAATTTCAGCTTCTTGTTGTAGTTTTTGAATCTCAAATTGAGATTTACCTTGCTCAACTTGTAAGGTTGTTTCAGCTATTGCTTGCTGTTTTTGAACTTCATTCATCGCTGCTCTCTCCGCTTGTTCAGCGTTGGCTTGTGCTTGCGCTTGTATGTTAGCTTGTTGAGCAGCTTGATCTTGTTCTAATTTCCTTGATCTTCTTTGCTTTAATAGTTGATTAGCTAATTTTAGATTCTTAACTTCTCTTATGTCTAAAGCGTCTTCTAAATATATAGACTGTTGTTGTAATGCTATTTGTATACTTTGTTCTAACGTAGCTTTTTCTTCTTCATCTGGCTCTAACTCTAAGAATATACCAAAATCATGTAAATTTAAACCCATTAACTCGTCTAATGTCCCAACGTTATACCTTGATATACTAGATTGTATTGAATCTCTTAATAGTGGAAACTGTAAACAATCAGCTATTCTTAAGGCTATGTTCTCACAAGTTCTTAGTGTTAAGTACAAACTAGACTTTAATATATGTCTTGTAGCAGTATTTGAATTAGCCGCCGCAAGTTTCTGTAGACCAACCAAGGCATCTTGATCAGGCATACTACCATCTCTAGCTTCATTAAGTCCAGTCACATCTCGCATCATTTGTAAATAGTACTGATACGTTTGTATTAAAGCTTGTATCTTAGCCCCACTAGCAGAGGTCTGCAATTCTTGTATTGGCACTTTACCTCTATTCAGGGCACCGTCTTGAGGCATTGATCTACCAACTATACTACCAGTTTGGAAGTACATGTTTAACGCTTCAGCTGGATTATAATTAGTACCATTACCAAGATCAACTTCAGCTAAACCATCAGCGTCTAAGAAAACACCATCAGGCACCATTCTAGATAACACTTGCTGTAGCTTTAAATGAGTTATTTGTATCATATCAGCAAAACTCATCATTCTACCAACTAAAGATTCTATTCTACCTTTATACATTCGAGGTGCACATATATTGTAGTTCATATTAACTTTAGTAGAATTAGCAAATGGTCTTGTCATGTTCTCTGACATCTTCCACTCTAACATGTCGTCGTGCCCTAATATTTTAGCTCCTGTATATAAAACTTCTATTGATCTACTTACCTTCTTAAAAGAGTCAGCTTCCGGTGGATTGAACGTGTCTTGTTTTTCTAATGCTTTTTCTAAACCGTATGGAGTTTCTTTTATTTTCCATGTTTGGTTAGTGTATGTTTTATATTCAAAATATAATACCTGAACGGTATCGTTACTGTCTCTACCATTCCAATTCCTTGTGTAATTAGAGTTGCCGGGGTATTTTTGTATTTTCTCTATTTGCTCAGGCGTTAGATGAGGAAATCTTTTAACTAATTCTGGTACTGTTGTAGGTTTTACTTCTCCTACGTAATACAGATCTTCAAAGTTTGGATCCTCAGTATATGACCAAACTATGCTAGCTGGATCCACGTATTCAGCCGTTATTCCATTAGCTCTATTAAAAGAGGTTTTGCTTGCTCCAATACCTAATACGGTTAAATCGTAATTAATTCTTCTTTTAGTTAACTCGTATTTGTTCCTATCTAATGTATCGTTTATAACTTCTTCTTCAGCTATTTCTATAGCTTGCTTGTAATTAAGCTGCATGTGGACAGATAGTTCTTCTTCTGTCCTTATGTCTAAATCTCTCCCTTGAGCACTCATTAAATCTATACCCGTATTCTGAGCTATCATCTCTATAAGTTCTCTCTGCTTTAGATCTCTATATAAACCGTCAGCGTATTGAGTTCTTTTGAATATTGATTCTGGATCTTGGGCATAAGCTTTGATATCATATACTTTATCAGACATACCATTAACCACTATATCTACAAACTTAGGTATAATAGGTACAGGTTTCCAATCTAAATTTAAATAAGATAAATCTCCATTTATAGATAATTCATCTTTGTATTTTTGTATTGATTGCTCTCCTCTAGCGTATAATCTTCTTTGATGGAAATCGTTGTAGTAAGTGGAAAATCTCCCACCGGTTCTACCGTAAGATCCATTGCCACTACCACCGAACCATTCGTATTCTATGGCTCTCCCAACTTGTTTACCGTACTCTAAACTCTGTTTCTCTACATCTGGTACCACCTGATCTGGAAAAGAGCTATTGATATTAGTATAAATCATTTATTCTATTATTTTTGAAACAAAACCTTTATTGTCGTATCTTTTTATACCTAAATTAATTTTCTTTACTGTTCTATCAGCAACTGGCTTGTATAGATTCCTATTGCATGCCATAACAGCTAAACCTGAACTTATAGTAGCATCAAACTTTGTTCTACTATTTATATCAAATCTAGCCCAATCTTCTAATGTTTCTTGGAAATACATATCTCCATATTGATCATTAAAAAAACCAACGTAATTTTCTATATAAGACTCTACAGCAGCAGCGTGAGCTTGCTTAATATCTTCACTCGAATTAGGTATACCACCAATTTCTTTCTCTGTAACTGATAACTTATTCCAAGTTTTATCTGGACGATTCATCGAAAACCCTCTATAACCTCTACGCTTTAAGTAATAAAGCAATCTTGGTTTGTTGTTCTCGATCAATATTGGCATTCCGTAGAAAACTATCGCCATTAGCATATCTTCAAAAAACACTTCAGCTGTTGGAGGTCTTTGCACATATTCCAAAAAAAAGTGATTTGGTGGCGCGTCTTCCATACTAAACTTAGTCAATCCATGAAGTGCTCCTTTGGATCCTTTCCCATCAACAGTTCCCGAAATATCATAACTATCACAACCAAAAGCCCCAATATGCTCATTACCAGGATATTTAAACCCATCCTTTAGTATCACTCGATTTTGTAGATTTTTAGGTGGAACCCACGATATTTTAAATCTACCTTTCTTTACAGGGTGAAAAACAACCCTTGTATCTTTAATCCCATTCTCCCATTGGAAGTTACCTTCTGTTATATTAGCAGCGTTGTTTATATCTTCGTTGTAATCTATCTGCTCATATATTTTAACAAGGTTAAATAGACTCTCCTTTGTTTCATCTCTGAAGGCGTGTTGCTCTGTTCTAGGAAATTGCCTGTATAATTCGTTTAATGCGTCTTGATCATTCTTTAAACCATCAACTTCATTTTGCCAATGTTCTATAACACCTACTTCTATAAGTTCCCCATCAATGCCAAGTACGGGTTTTTCTGGTGTATCGAATACAGGTATTCCAAAAGAATCAATGAATCCTTCGTAGGACCACTCCATAGGTATGAATAAAGAATATAGTCCCGAGCCTGTTTGGCCATTGCGATTTCTATTGGTGACATCTGATCCATAAAATATATCTTTAAAGTTTTGCCCTCCTTTGTCAAGTGCATTTGAAGTACTACCCATCATACACTTACCAACAATCTTACTACCTAATCTTAAACAAGTTTTTGTAACTTTCCAGTTATTCTTAATATTATCAGGTCTCTCCCACTTACCGCTTTCATCGTGAGCTAATAGTTTTAATTTTTCACCATCATAACTATTGTCTCCAGTATTCTTCCAATCTATTGTCGTGTCGAGTCCATCAAGCTCTTCCACCTGCTCCCCAGTATCGAGCTTTCTTCTGGTGAGTTTAGAAGCTGGGACTCTATAAGCCAATTCGGTTTTAGGGCGATCCATACCATCCTGGATCGGTTTGAAGAAGAATGGATAATTAACTGAGATCGGTACGACTTTGTCTGTAAACATTTTTTTAGCATCAGCCCCTGTTTTAGATAGTACGCCGAATCTAGAGTCGCTTGACATAGTTGCATTGTTAACAAGTTCTGCTGACGCCATGAAAGAGAATCCTGAACGTCGATTTTTGAGGTAACACATTCCGTAACACCTTCTATCTGCTTTACAGGCCTCCCAAAAGTAGAAGAATAATTTATTTGATTCTCTATAGTCGGGTGCTCCAACATCAATTTTTGACCACTGTAAGTACATGTAATGAGTGCCAGTGATATAATTAGGAGTACCATTGTTATAGTACCAATAACCTTGCTCTCTATAATTAAATTCTTCATTTATATAATCAAACCATTTTTCTTTAAAGTCTCTAGGATATTGATCCCAGTCATGTGTACTCTTTATTCTTGAGAGTTCTTTTGGGTATTCTTGCCTTTCCCAGAATTGTTCCTCTTTTTTTTCGCTGCGTTTATGCGGTTCATGCTCTGCTGGTAAAGCGATGCGGAGATTCTGTATTTCAATGATCTTTCCAATCTTTCCAGTTTTACTTATGACAATGAAATCGTAATCTTCATTATATCCATACTCCCACTTCTTAAACCTATTGTTCTTTTTTAAGATCTTAGGGTTTACAACATCCTTAACTTCTTTCCAAAGTGTCTGCTCGTAACTCATTTAGATCTTTTTTCAGGCGATATAGAGAACGACTTCTTAGGTTTATCTTCTTTAGGTTTATCTTCTAATAACCTTTCCTCTTCTTCAATTCTCGCTAATATTTCAAAAGCGTCAAATATTGCTAATTTCTTTGTTGCTGCAGCGTTCTTTAATCTGTCAGCTGATATATCATCATCACTATCTACAATTGGTTCTTTAGCAACTTTAATTAATTCATCAACTGCTTCTTGCCCAGCTTGGATTATATTCTTCTTCGTTTTCTTTGTGTCCATGGTTTATTACAATATCATTAGATTTCATACAATATAAACGCTCATCACCAACTATAAACTCAAATTCGCTCATTGGTCTAAACGTCACAACACTACCTTTTGTTATTCCCTGATCTTCTAAGAAACTATTAGGGTATTTCATAATCCCAATTAGGGGTTTTTCTACTCCTGTTCTTAGATCGTTTCTATTTAACAATGGTTTAACAAAACAATAGTTTAAATTGGGTTTGTATTGGTTATTTTCTTTATACAAGTATATTTGATCTATATTACAAAAGTATTTATCGTCTTCAAAATACTGAGAGCTGTTTTTTTCAATCCCCCTCACGTCATACCATCTTCTAAAGATATTATGATGCACGATCACTTCATCCCCTTCTTTTATATCAGTATTAAATGCAATCGGTACACTTAACACTTTAGCTCTTTTACTTATGAATTTATGATCTTCTATACTTGTATTTACAATCAATTTCTTATCACCAACCTCAACTTCATTTTCATATCTTTCGTTGAGTGGTGTTATTATAAAATTATAAATAGATTTCATTAGTATTCTAAATCGTACTCTACAGCGATCGCCATATTAGAGTTAAATTTCTTCCAAGGTATTACCTCGTCTTCTTTCTGTATATATATTAAATATTCCCCATCTCCTTCAGCACCTATAATATCACAAATAGTGTGACCACCATAAACTTGCTGACCAATGGAGTAATGCATCGCGTCGTTTTTATAATCTGACCCAATACTAATCTTTCTTATTATATTAGACATTTTCTTCTACTTTTTCCTCTACAGGTGTATATGTACCATCTTCAATATTTATATTAATAGCACCATATTCTTCTTCTAGAACCTTTCTTATTTCAGCATCTTTCTCGTTGATAGTTTTAATCTTATGAAGTAATGCATGTTTCTGAGATTCTATATAACCTATAGTATTTAATGTTTCATTTAATTCTGATTGAATTTCTCTTATTTCACTTAACTGTTCTTCTTTAATTTTCATTTGATTTTATTTAATTGTTATTTACCTAAAAAGAATCCTTCTACAAAAGTGCCAATACCAATAAAGAAAGTTCCTAAAGCAACCCAAAACTTTTTCTCTAAACCCCTGATTCTTTTTTCATGATCGTTTTTCTGCTTATACATTTGCTCTATTTTAGTTTCAAGTCTTACTTGGCCTTGTATTAGTTTGTCTATTTTTTCCTCCATGATCTTATTCTTCTATAGGTTCTTCTGGTGTCCATTCTGGAGTGGCTAATAAAGCTAACGCTTCCTCGTGATTTAAAGTTTGTAATGGAACTAACCTACCATTTGTAATAAATGAAGGTTCTACATCATAACTAATCATCGCCTCAGTGTTAGCTACATTTCTTCTCATAGTTTGGGCACTCGATGTATTAACCTGACTAAAGTCTACTAAACTTGTCTGAGTGTCTATGTCTATTACTATGTATGTACGCATTTTATATTTATTTTTAAGGTGTATCTGTTACTCGTGCTGTTGGACCCATGTTTATACTATAAGCATTCTTATCACTGAATCCTGCATTTCCTACTAAGTTTGTTGGTATATCCATATTTGTACCTGTTCCATTAGCTTCACTTCTTGGTGCATCTCCTACTAAACTATCTACTCCCATATTTGCTGAAGTTCCATCATTACTACCAATCATATCTCTAACTATCCAATCACCATTCCAGAAACTCTCTTTACCTAGGGTCCACCAATGTGCAGGTTGAGGTGTAAAGTTGGTTAAATCTTGTGGCATACCGTTAGCGTATAATTTCTGTACTTCTGTTGAGGTTAGTACTTCATTAAATATAGATACATTACATATATTTCCAGAAAATGGCCATGCTCCTGTTACCTGTAAACTTCCAATGTATACCCCAAGAGTATCGGTGGTTATAATACCTGTGCTAGTAGTTTGAAAACTTTCAAGATTACCACCATCAACATAAGTTTTTAAACCATCAACATTAGCTGTTCCATCATAAGTAAATACAATTTGGTGCCAATTTCCATCCTGAACCTCTAATGCGGTACTTCTTAATTTGTTATTAACAGTACCATCAGTATTTACAATTACTACTTGTATTTTATTTCCAGGTTCAAGTAATAAATTCCAATTTCTAGTACCAGCACCGCCAGCTTGATCTTCATTTACAATAGTTTGTATTCCCGTAGTTGATGTTTTTATCCAAACACTAACAGTAATTGTACTTGATATACTTGTAGGACTTGCACCAATATAATCAGGACTAGCGGAATCAAAATCTAATGAATAATTCTCATAAGGTAAATTCCTTGTTAGATCACTTAATACTAAATTACCTGAAGTCATACCTGAGCTTTCACCATTTAACGCAGAAACATTATTGTTAACTAGAGATTGCTCTGTCATACCTGAACTCGTACCATCATTTCCATTTCCTGATGCATCTGGAATACTCCAATTAGTTGAGAATGTAGCTGTATCATCTAACTTCCACCACGCTGTTGGAGTATTTGTGTAAGATATAGCAGGTGTACCTGAATTGTAAATATCATCAATATTTTGTACACTGTCCCATACAGCTATGTTGCTAAGGTTACCATTCCACCACCACGCATTACCATTTGTTAAACTTCCAATATATGGTTCTACACTTGCCGTACTATTTATTCCTGTGCTTCCAGCAGTTGCACTTTCTAAATTTCCGTCAATATATAATTTAATGCCATCTGCATTAGCAGTTCCGTCATAGGTTGCTAAAATATGATGCCAATTTCCGTCATTTATTTCATCTAAAAATACCCTTGTAATTGAAGTAAATGTTCCGTTTGTATGCCAAACAATAAATTGAACTTTTCTACTACTATTTAGAACTAATAACCAATTTCTTTGTCCACTAGTTGATGTATCTTCACAAGCAATAACCTTATATGATGCTAATATATCAGTTGTTTTAACCCAAGCAGAAACAGTGATTGCACTTGTAATTCCTAAAGATGTTGTTCCTATAGGCACGTATTGATTTGTACCATTAAAACTAAAACTCTTTGGATATGCTGACACTGCGTCTGGTATTTGCCAGTTGCCTGCTGTATCTGCCTCCCAATTTGCTGACTGGTCTAGTTTCCATCTTGCTTTTAAACTTGTAAATGAAGTTAAATCATTTAATGGAATACCATCATTATAAAGCGTTAATATATCTGGTGCTGATAATTCTGATTCAAAATACATAGCATTAGACATATTTTGATTACTACCAAACCTTGTATTGGAATTATTATGGTAACCACCTCCAACAACAAAAGGAGTGTTATAGTCTGTTGTAGTACCAGTGAAAGTATTTACCAAAACTTGTCTAAGGGTATCTTCATAACCATCTACATAAAGCTTAACTCCAGAAGCATCTAAACTTCCATCATAAGTAAAAGCAATAAAGTGCCATAAATCATCTTGTAAAGTATGAGATAAACACTTAACTCTTAACCAACCTTGGCTAGGGTCATTTCCACGTATTTCAAATTCTGGATCACCTTGAGCACCCCCAGAGCCAGTTGTTCCAAAATGCCATCCTGGATATGTGCCATTAGATAACCTACCTCTTTGCCTTGACATTGTAGTAGCATTAACACCCGCACCTATATTTACCCAAGCGGCACCACTAAAAGCATTTGTACCGTCTTGAAAACCTAATTTAGAAGAAACTTCTATACCTAGAGGATTCATATAAAAAACACTTGCATCATCCACTGAAGCATTTGGTTGTGTTAGTATACTTGTAGGACCTACGTCTATACCTCCTGATGAGTTATCTCCTAAAGGATAGTAAGCTACAGGTGTAGGTTTTAATGCCATAGGATTCCCTGCTCCTGAATTAGCATCTCCGTATAGATCATCTACTTGTAATGAATCTAAAGCATAATCAAAGAAAGATATATCAGATAAATCACCAATAAATATACTTCCATAATTTGTTATACTCTCCCCTGTTCTTGTTAAGTAAAAAGGTGTTGTTAACGAACCTATAGCAGCATCATTAGTTTTATTTACATTATCAATATATATTGTTCCTACAGTATCATTTCTTACAACTACTACATGATGCCAATCTCCATCAGTTAATATAGCTCCAACATCGTTAGTTGTATCTAAAGTTCTACTTCCAGTAGAAAACACATCAATATAAGTAATTCTACCTGACCTTAGATATATTCTTCTAACTGGCGCGGTTCCAGGTGCGTAGGTTGTGTCAATTAAAATAGTTCTATAGTCAGTGGATAAACCTCCCATTTTCACCCAAAAAGATATAGTGTGAGCAGCGGGAAGATCTGTTTGACCCCACGTTAACACATCTGAGCTACCATCAAAACTTAAACTATAATTATCATTCTTTGATGAGTTACTGTTTTCAGGTACTCTCCAATTTGATGCTATGTAATTTGTTCCACTCATATTATTCAAATCTATACCAAGCTACAGGTGCTCCTTCAGGTGTTTCTGAAAGATCTGCTGCTTTACCTGGGTTATCGTTTGTAGTATTGTAAATTGCTTCTATTGTTTCTTCTGATAGTATAGTGTTCCATATTCCCACTTCGTCAATACTTCCATTTATATAATAATCATTAGCCCCCCGTCCACTAATACGAACATTAGCTGGGTCATTGTCAATAGTAGCAGGTATGCCTGTTGTGTTTTCAGCACTTAACCCACCATCAATATACATTCGTAAAGCAGTTGAAGGTTCAAAAACTACTGCAATATGATGCCACAACCCATCGTCTATTTGTGTTGTTCCTTGTACTGTATATATAGAGCCAGAACTCCAAATATAAAAACCTGGATTATTTGTTGTACCTACATCATCTGCCCATATAGCCCAACACCTATTACTGCCGTCATCTTTTGATATAAGAACCATATTATTTCCTGTGAATTTTACCCAAGCAGAAACGCTTAAAGCTCCAGTTATTTGTAATTCAGTAGGATTGCCACAATCAATGTAGTTAGTGCCATCAAACTCCATAGAATAGTTATTGTCTATAGGAGTGTATTCGAATGGAACACTACCGCCTCCTCCACCTGGTCTAGAAGGACCTGGTAGATTAGCAATTCTAGGTATTGTACTTCCTATACCGGTAAGCATATCTTAATATAATGCTAAAATTTCTGAAGCAGTAGTATCTGTAGACCAAACTCTAGTAGCTAATATAGGTAGAAAAGAACCAGCAGTGACACCTTTAAATGTAACTACAGATCCACTTTCCATAGTAACTTTAATGTCAGATCCACCAGCTATACTACCAATATATATACAAACTCCTCTATTTTCTGTTCCACTTATATCAACAGAATCATTTGGAGCTACAGTTGCAGCATCATGAGCAAAAACCCTAACTTCATCAGCTTGTTTAATTTGAGTACCTCTCATTTTATTCTTTTTTATTTTTATTTATAAATACTTTTTCAGCTCCTCTAGAACCAAAGTAAGCTACATATACTGTAACTAACAATGTTTGTAGAAGATCTATCCAAGCGTCTTTCATATCAAATACTATCTGCAGTGAATCTAATACTATGTATAAAGTCATACAAAGTGTTAGGTATATCAATGTTAGTGGTCTAGTATTCTTAGATAACCAAGAATCTGATTTCATGTCATATTGCCACCTGTCAGATATACTTTGCATCTCTGCCATATCCATCTCTAATAATTTCATCGCGGTTTCTTTATCCGCTGGAGTCATTTCTTTATCCGTAGTTATTAAATTCTTAACCACCCCATAAACTCCATTGTCAGGTAATATATTTCCAATACCATCCAATATTTTAGGAGCTTTCTCTTTCAAGAAAACCCCTACTTTAGTTTCTTTAAACTTCTTTCTTTGCTTCTTCTCTCTAGGCATTACTTACCTCTTGCAGCTTTCATAAACATCATAACAGCAGCGCCAATTGCGATACCACCATACATATCTAATCCTTCCATTAATAATAAACCTCCTGAAACACCAGCCATAGCTGATCCAACTAAAGGTGACATCATAATTTTCTTAATCTTATCCATTGTATAAGTCTTTTTCGTTAATCAAAGTATAGGTAAATTTATTACCCCATATCTCAGCTGCTTTATTTGCGATCTCCATGTGAATTTCAAATTCATTAGGATCTTGTATTACTTGACAACCAGCTGAATTCCTGTCAACATCATCTAATTCTTTATAAGCGGAAGCCCTGTGTAGGTTTATCCCAAACATACCTGTCTGCTCTGTGCCTTCTAACATATCGTATTCAGTGTCTTTATCATCATCACGATACACGGTAACATCCCCTAATCTCTGACAAATTGCCTCGTATTTTCCGTTATGTAAATCTATTTCATACGCCCCGCTGTATTGCCCTTCTTTTAATATAGCGCAACCCTTGCTGTTCATTGGATTTTCCAACCAATATAAACCGGGTAAAGTAGTGCATTGCATTTTATACATATTCCACTGTCCTTCGTATTTCCAGAACACGCACATTAAATCGTTAAACTTGTTCGTTGTAGGTTCAGAAGCTCTAACGCCAACTATGTTTAAATTGTATGGCTTAGTATCATTCTTAAATACACTAAATCCCCTACTTTCAACCGCTCCAATGATAGTGAATACATCTATATCAATCATCGTTCTTCTTTCTTTTGCATTTCCAAATAGTATAACCTATAGCTGATAATAAAAGGATAATACGTAGTATATCCCCTATGTCTGCTAAAGATAAAGTAAATGCTGTTATATTCAAAGAATATAACTTAAGATCTGCTAAAGTCCACATTACTTATTGGCGTTTAGCACAGCGTTACCTTTGTATTCAGGTGAAACTATTTTAAATCCTTTAACTTCTCTTCTCATAGATTTTACTGTACTGCACTTAGGCATGTCAGCTTTCTTAACCCCAGCGGGTCTTTGACTTTCTCCGTAACTTGGCATAATTTCTTTTTTTAATATTTAAACTACTGATGTTTTTTGATTTGGATCAAATACACTTTGTATTGTGTTAGATTGTTGTGGATTAAAAACAGGTGAACCATAAGCTGGATTCATAGACGCTTTAGCAGATATATCATTACCAGTGTTAGCTTGTTGCATAGACGCATTATTAGCAGAAATGGCATCTGATATAGATTTCTGCTTAACTGCAGCTTCGTTAGCAGCTAATCCTTCTTTTTGTGCTCTTTTACCTTGAACAAGACCTCCAATAGCACCTATACCACCACCAATAGCTGCGCCCCATGGTCCAAACGCCATTCCAGCGGCTGCTCCTTTAGCAGCTCCACTTAAAGCAGCTTTCCCAACAGAACCTTTATCGGTTGGGTCATCATCTTGTAATAGACCTGAAGCTTCATTAACACCACTACTAATAGCACTTGATTGACTAGCTGTTATTGACATTTTTATACTATTTTGTCTTTGTTTAATTCCAAAATACTTCTTGATAAAACTTTATCACTATATGTTTTACCTTCCATTATTTTATTTCTTTTAGGTGAGGTTGGTATTTCCTCTTCCCCTAACATTATACGGTACATTCTACTTATTAGCTGTTTACACTTGAAGGAAACTTTATATATATGATATTTCTGTGTTGTCCTGTTTCGCTTTCGCCAAACTACTATCCAACCTTTCTTCAATAATTTGTTCCAGCGTCTGTTGTCCCAACTGTAAGAATAAGTACCGGTTTTAAAATCTTGTTTTGTGAAAAGATCTAGAGCATCTAAATATATTAAAAGCTCTAAATCCGCATCATTAAGATTACACGTTTTACACGCCCATTTACGTATAATTCTGTAATGCTTTAATAAATTTAACTCTTTTAGATCAGATGAGGTTAATTTCCTCATTTTTCTTAAGGTGCATTTTCGTAATTCCCCGCGCCTTGATTCCACTTAAAGCCTGACAAGCCTGCTTTATTACCGTGATCTCTGCCTTGCTTGTAACTTCTACTAGATACTCCAAATGCACCTAAAGTAGCCACTGCTATTCCCGCACCTACTTTTCCAATTGTATTAGCCTCTTTATTAGGACCTTTTGTTTTATATTTAGTTGGCTTCTTTTTCGTATAAAATCTAGGCGTGTCATATTTTGTTTTATCAATTTTAGCCATATATGTACCTGAATTTATCCCAGTATTTGACATTGGACTAACTTGCTCTTGCGTTTTCACACTTTTAATTTTTCCTTTTCTATTATATCTGGTTGTAGTAAATTTTTCAGTGCCTTTATTATAATTACCAGTGCGTGCTGTTTGGCGTCTCGTGAAATAACCATCATCAAAAGCTGGACGCCCTTGTTGATTTGTATTTATTCCTTTTGCACCTAATTCTTCAGCTCTACTAGTCCTTTTTTGAGCCCTACGCTTTTTACCTTCACTAGCGTATTCTACTTTATGGAGTTGTTTACCAGTTTCTCTACCATGCTCTGAAATTAATTCAGATTTTCTTGTTCGTTTTTCAGCGCGATGTTGTTTGCCAGCTTTTATTTTAGCAGCTAATCTTTTACCTGGACCTATACTTTTTGCTTGACCAAATGGATATTCTATCATTTTGTATTTTTTTTATATTACTATTACTACGTCACCTTCTTTAATTATAGTGTAAATATTATTTTCTAACTCTATATTAAATCCAGCTCTTCTATCGTAGTATATTTTATCATCGTTTTTTACACCAACTACATCGGCTCCAGTTTCAATAACCTCACCTTTCCTGTATCGTATATCTTCTCTATGAGTTTCTGCTAACAACAAACCTCCCTTTGTTGTAGTACCATTTTCCTTAATGGCTTTTATAACTATGTTCTTACCTATTGCTTTCATCAACCCTAAGATTATTAATTACACAATCAGTTGACAAAATAGTAGTTGCTACGGAAGCCGCGTTTCTTAAAGCACTCTTAGTAACTAGTAGCGGGTCTATAATCCCCGATTTCACCATATTAACTACTTTTCCTGTAACCACGTTTAAACCTTTTCCTTTACCAGTGACTTCATCAGTCTCTATACCAGCGTTATCAAGGATGGTTTTATAAGGTGCTTTAATTGCCTCTAACAATATCTCTTCACCTACAGATTTAGGTTTAATTGTTTGCGAAGCATTTAAAAGAGCTATTCCACCTCCTGGAACAATCCCTTCTTTAATCGCGGCTTTTGTAGCACAAATAGCATCTTCAACTCTATCTCTCTTCTCTTTTAATTCAACTTCTGAATTAGCCCCTACTTTTACTATTGCAACTTTAGCAGATAGCATAGCTAACCTTTTCTCTAGTCTAATGACTTTATTAGGATTTTTCTCTTTTAAAATATCTTTTTTTAGTTTCTCAACAATCTCTTTAGCTGCGTCAGGTATGCTCTCCACTTGTAAGATAGTCTCATTTGCCGATGTAATTGATCTAAGGCAACCACCTAATTGCTCTGGCTGTATAAGATCTATATCATCACCTAACTCTTCATTGATTAAAGTAGCTCCGGTTAACATAGCTAAATCCATTAGTTTAGTCTTCTTATTCACGCCGTATATAGGTGCATCTATAACATTAACCTTTATATTGCCTTTAACCTTATTCATCGCTAAAGCTGTAGTAACCTGTGGTTCTACATCAGCTATTATCAATAAGGACTTACCATTCTTGATAACGTACTCTAACACCCCTTGAATCTTTCTAATGTTTTCAACCTTGTTCTCTATGATCAAGATTAAAGGATTGTCAAGTTCAGCCGTACCTTTGTCCTTATTTGTGACAAAGTGTTGATTCTTCAAACCAACATCGTATTGTATACCTTCTATATTTTCCACTGTTGTCTCTGGTAATTCATGAGTTTCCATTATAACAACACCAGTCTCATCTACATTCTTAAAGGCTTCACTTATTATTTCCCCTAGTTCTTTATCGTTGTTTGCAGATATAGTAGCAACTTGCTTAATAACGTCTCCACGTACATCTGATGAGTTTTTATCTAAATAACTTATAACTTTTTCAACACCACTGTTTATCCCGTCTTTTAATGACCTAGATCCATGTTCATCTAAATACTTATATGCTTCTTCTAATATAGCGTAAGCTAATACAGTTGCAGTTGTTGTTCCATCACCAGCTTCACGTACAGTTTTTCTAGCTGCTTCTTTTAATAGTTTGGATCCCATGTTTTCCACTGGATCCAGTAATATCACTGAGTCGGCTACAGTTACACCATCTTTGGTTATAACTGGATTACCGGTGCTATCTTCTAGTATCACACATTTACCGCTAGCCCCTAAAGTGGAACTAACAGCTTTAGTGAGTTTTTGTATTCCATTGAATACTTTGTCTTGAGCATCTGAACCGAAGTTCAAATGCTTGACAATCATCTCGTTTTGCATTTAATTAAATTTAATTGATTTACTTATTTAAAAGTCTTTACTACTTTTGGTCCATCTGAGAATTCAACTTTCTTAGCATAATGCTCTATTGATCCATCAATTGCAGCTTCTGCTCCATCCATTGTTTCTCTCCTGGTAACATCGATCCATTTTCCTTTGTTATCGATGTCTTCGTATTCGGTTTGATAGAATCCATTTGGTAATTGTACTATTCTCCAGTTAGCTTTATCTGCTAAATGTTTCCATAGGTTAATGGTTCTTTCGCTTAATTGTGGTTGACTACTCCACGATCTAGTCTTTAAATAAAACGTCATAGTATTTGGTTTTATGTTTTATTGGTTCACCTTTCGGCTGGTTACCACTACTTGTGGTTATTCTCTTATTACTAACTGTAAATCTTTTACTAGCATATCATCTGATCCGCCAGAATTTCTTTCAATGTATATTTCTATGTAATCATTTTGCTCCATTAATACGCCATATACCATTGATAAAGCACTAGACGCTTCATCATCAGCATTTATTTCAGATACGGAATCCGTTAGAGCTACACCGTTCTTATAGAAAAAGAAACTATATGGATCTACTCCACCTCCTTGTTTTTCGTATGACAACGCTGCATGTATTGATACATATTTTTGCTTAGTTCCATTATAAGTGCATCTTCCAGCTGTTGTGGCTGTATATCTTACTGATGATTGAGCCACTGCTAATCCACCTGAATTCATAATTGCTGGAATACCTGACCCGCCTAAACTGGTAGAAGTGGTATTACCCGTGAATGTCATGACTACGCCAGCTGTTGAATTTAAAATACCTTGGTTAGCAAATACATCATAATTATATGTAGCTGTTTGTGAATAATCTGGTAATCCTGTTGCCACTGGTGAGAAAACTTCACCAGTTGTTAATCCATTATTAACAAAAGCGTTAGAAGATATTGTACCAAAGCCTGTGGTAGATCCTGTACCTATATTAATACCATTTTGTGTTTGTTGTGGATGTATAATGCATCCGTTGATATTAACGGCTCCAAAAGAAGTTAAATTATTGTTCTGCAACTCAATCATTGATGCTGTTGAATACTCCGTTGCGCTCCAATCGGTTGGATTTAAGTTTGGTGGAGTATTAGTATTGTTTGTTAAAGCTATGTAAAAAGATGAATTATATTCTACTTTATCACCTATAACGTAACTGGTAGCTATGTCCCAACTAGGTAAACTATTATTAGCTTCATCGTACCATCTGATGAATTCGCATGATGAAATTTCTAGTTTTGATACGTCTCTAAATCTACAACCTATAGTTGATCTTGCTACATAGAAAAATAATGTATTTGATATGTCTACTAGGTCGAAACCATCGATGTCCATTACATTGGAACAATTCCTAATTTGACAGTTAACTATTTCTAAAACCTTATCTCTACCATTATTTAATCCAGATGCTGCGACATTAGACCCTCTTATTAATAAAGATCCTAATGTTGTTGCTGATAGCCAAATATTTTGAAGAGTAAAGTCTACATCTGTTACTGTAATAAAATTGCCAGATCCACTATATATAAGTTTATCTAAATTTCTATTTAACCCAACTATAGCCGTACCATCACTATTAGCAGTTAGTGTATTAGAACATGTAACATTACCTCTAACTATATATGTAGTGTTTCCAGCGAGATTTATATTTCCCAATGAAACTATACCAAAATCACTTTCTTGTGCTACTTCTATTACTTTTATAGAATTTACGTTTCTTCTTATTGATCCTCCACCCCAACTTAAAGTATCTGTTATTGTTGCGGTTCTACCTGATAAAATAGTACCGTTACTAGCATATAAATTACTAATACCTACCGCTTGCCATACTGGATCAAAACCAGCGCCTTTAGTTGTTAATACGTGGTCTACTGTTCCTGGTGATAATTTAGATAATCCCGCGGAAGAATTTCCATAAAGTATATCTCCTTGATTGTAACTAGTTAGTCCAGTGCCGCCATTAGCAGCGCTTAACTCGGTTCCACTCCAATTAGAGTTGTTAACTGCTAACGCCTGCCAGGAGGGTAAGCCGCCTGAAACCATCAACACTTCACCTGTGGCGCCTATACCTAATTGTGTTAAAGTTGTTGGTGTAGTGGTATTGTAATAAAGTATATCACCCTGTGTGTAACTAGAAGTTAAACCAGTACCACCGTAGGTTAATCCTACTTCTGTACCATTCCATGTACCAGTACCAATAGTTCCTAAAGTTGTTATAGAAGCTTGTCCTACATAATTGGTAGGATCTATATCTATCACTGGATTAGCACCAGCGGTTACAGTTACTCTATTAGGTGTACCACTTACTGTAATTATAGGTGATGCCGCAGGGGCTTGCCACGTCGCGTTGCCTGAACCATCAGATGTTAATACATGACTAGCAATAGCACCTGTAGATATTTGTAATGTAGAAGATAATACAACAGCACCACTTAGCGTTGTTGGACTTGCAACTGTAAATAAACTTAATCCAGTGAATGTTAACGAGTAATTGGAATCGCCGTATAAACCACTTAATGTTCTGTTTCCTGTAATAGATCCATTAGTTTGATATATGGTGCTAGTTGCACCACCCCCACCATAAGTTGCGTTTATATACGCACCATAAGTAGCGGTAGTAACAGTTTTAGTATTATTCTCATCACTACCATCAGATACTAATAACTTCTCTGTACCATCTACAGCACCTAAATCAGGGTATGTATATATTATTGCCATTTATTTACGTTTTTTTCTTTTGCAACCTTCTTTCTTAGTACCTTTACCATCATTGCCTCTGTTTGCCTTCACAGATTTAAATCTACCAGACTTATGATCGTAATCTTTACCTTTTATGTTAACACCCTTCTTTTTAGCAGCTCTACGTTTTCTCTGGTTTTCAGCACGCATCTTCTCTCTCCTACGAGTGTTAGCTGCCGCTAAATCCCTTATTCTTTTAGCTTTCCTTGCTTTAGCACTTAGCTTTTGCTTAGGCATTTTTTCCTCTCCAGTTAAATCTTCCTCCTAAATTACCACCGCTTTTGCCCACATATCCTCTAGTTCTTTTACCTTTTCCTTTATGTCCTTTTTGCGCGTTATATCTACCTTTACCAGGTGATTTGCTTATTTTAAATTTTCTATTACCTCTATTGATTTTCCATTTTTCTGGAGAATCTGGATCTTTAGGTGTCCTTGAACGATCAGTTTTACCTGGATTGGCGGAAACTTGAGAGTACATATATTCTCCCTTCGCGTCAAACATATTCTGATATCTTAATCCACCAGTTCCTTGCGTTTCAGCTGCTTTACTACCTGATTTTATTCCACTAACGGTGGCTCTATCGCTATCATATCCCGCTTCGTATAAAGACTTACCTTCTTTTGATACAGCTTGAATGGGTTTATCCATCAAGTTCACGTCTTTTCTAGCTCCCACGTTGACTCTCTTTTTAGTAGACCAATCTTTAATGTCTGCTTTTCTTTTAGTTAACTGTTCTTTTCTTGATTGAGATGCCATATATTTGTTTATACTAGCTTGATCACCCGCGTCTAGAGCTACATCGAAGTCTACACTCTTCATATCTCTCCTTACATCTCTTAAACCTTTCCTTATTTGCCGCATTTCTTTCCTTTCCTCACCACCAGCCTTTATAGCTGCTGAAGTAGTGCCGGCTGTAGCATCCTTGAGATCTTGACTTCTTAATTTATACGCCATAATTATTTATTTTTGTAATATTGTTAGTTTTTTGCGCATTTTACGCACTTTTCTAGTCAAAAGGCGGTACGCTAATGTGTTTATCTTGATATTTGATTTAATTTTATTCCCCATGGGAATATTATTCACATGTAAAAGTAGTAATTTACAAATAATTTTCCCTAAAACTGTGACATTAGCCCATTACTCCCCTATATAATACCCTAATGTCATAGTATAATACCGGATATATATAAAATAAATTTATTTATTTTACTTAAGGGTACATATTAGATATGGAGGAGTGGAGTACTATACTCTAAAAATAAAAAAAGTTTTTCAAAACCGAAATTCGTTTCATTTTGCCGGGTCCCCCTTTTTTATTTTGAATTTCTCCATATTTTTTGGGTTTAAATATAATTTTCCTCCAAGTATTTAGCAAATTACTTTCACCTTTTACCTCATCATCCATCCATCCATCACCACACAGCAGCGGCGGCCCCGTGCGGGGGCGGGCAGGCTAGTGTGTATAGCATTCCCCCCTCCGACAATCTCAATACGACCGTTGTTAGATAATATATATGAGTTTAAAATAAATTATTAACTAAATTAAATTAAGTATTATGAAAAAGAATGTAGTAGTAAAGAAGAGATTCATTATCTCTAAAGGAATGTTAGGTAAAGGTTTAACAGTGAAGTTCACTAATAAGAAGGGTGAAACGTATGAATACAATCACGATGAAGTATTCGCAGCGAATCAAGAGAAGTTACTGAGTATGGCGTGCTTTAATGAGTATGGTAACTACACTAACACTAACAAATTGCCAAACTGGGCTAAGTAAGCTCAGTAAGCTGTCACCACACCTCGCTCTGTAACTGGAGCGGGGATTTGTGGGTAGGACAGCCAGTGTAAGCTAAGTAAGTATCGCGTTATGCTTAGTGAACTAAGGAGCTCGGTAGCCGAGGTGTGAGTTCGAATCTCACCACTGGTTCTAAACCATAAAATATAAATTATGTCACCAAAAGAATATAATGCACTATTAAAAGAATTAGCACAGCCATGTGTAATTTTACCGATCATATTATCAATGGAATTACTTGTTGACATATCTCTTGATCTGTATGAGTATGATTTAAAACACCCGAATTAATAACCACTAAAATATAATATCATGAAAACTATTGAATTAGCACTATTCGCAGCAGGTGTTGCTGCAATGATCATCTTATCAGCTGTAGTAATCTGGCAAATGTCAGTTGGAAACTATTACATGACTTTCTAACCCATTGGTTAATAGTCAGCGCCAAGCGGCCGCGCAAGCGGCACGCGGGCGTGTATAGCATGTGTGTATAGCATCACTCGTCCCCGCAACAATCTGAATACGACTACATTTAGATAATATATATGAAATTAATTATTAATCTTTAAACTATAATTATTATGCCAAATCACAAATCAAAACAATTATCAACAAGAACTCTAAGAGTTAATGGAAGAGTATTAATCGGATTCAAATACGATGACGT